GTGCTCTTACTGCGGAGGGAAGGGGTGCTCCAAGTGTGAGAAGAAAGATAAGAATGACATGAAGAAAGAAGAGATGGTTCATGAAGAACTAATCGGCACGACTTATGAGTTCGAACTCGATGGTGTCGCCTACATGATGGAGAAGAAAAAAGGACTTGACGGCAAAGCTTGCTGGAAAGGTTACAAGCAGATGGGCACCAAGCAGAAAGGCGGTAAGACTGTAGACAACTGTGTCAAGGCAGGTTACGAACCCACTGGTGAAAAGATCACTGAAAAGAAACTTGATCCCGTAGGTAAAGAAGACAAGGACATCGACAACGACGGTGATCATGATAAGTCTGACAAGTATCTACTTTCTCGCCGTAAGAAAGTTTCTAAGATCATCTCTTCCAAGAAGAAGATGAAGGAGGAAACCGAAAAAAAGTAAAGAAGCCAGTGGTTGAGGTTATGCCTGAACTTGACGATGGCGAACCAGAACCGAAACCAATGAAACCTGGCAAAAAGAAAGTCAAGGAAGAAGTTCTTCATGAAAAAGCAAAGTCTAAGTCCCAACAACGTTTCATGGGTATGGTCCGCGCTGCTCAAAAAGGTGAGGGAGCGTCATCGCCTGAGGTTGCCAAAGTTGCTGCCAGCATGAAGAAAAAATCTGTAAAAGATTTTGCTTCAACAAAACATAAAGGTCTCCCTGAGAAGAAGAAAGAGAAGAAATAAATAGTTCAGTTCATCATGCTAAATTCCCATGCTCTCATTCTTACTTCCCCTTGCGGCAAAGATCGTCAAGGATGCCGTTGCCAGAATTCCTGACAACGAAGAACTAGGAGAAAAACTAGTTGAGATCTGTCTACTTGTTCTAGAGAAAGCAGTCAAATTAACCAAGACCGAAATGGATGATAACCTTCTAGAGGTTGTCAAGAAAGCAATCGCAGCAAGAGAAGAAGCTCCTGCAGGGTGATTTTTAGGGGACTACGGTCCCCTTTTTTTATAAATAATCGTAGAATCAAGTAGTCTACTGGAGATACAATGTCCTTATACGGTAACACGGACAGTGCGACAAACGTGACCAAAGCAGGTCGTGGTGTCTCACCTTCGTCCCAAGCAAAACAAATCATCTTTATCGATAACGCAGAAGCAGCACTTGCTGAGAATAAATCTCGTGGTCTGAATGCTCCTGGTTGGTGGTCATACTACACTTATACTGATGGCGAAGGTAATACTCGTCATAAGGCAGAGCATCTGGTAACGATTGCTAATCCAGTTGGACCTGAGACTCAGGCAGACGATGCTGTAGCAGCAGACGTTTCTGTTCTCATCACTTTCAACGCTCAACCTGCTGACACTGCAGTTGCTGATGGTGCTGCTCTAAGTCTGGTTGTTGATGCTATCGCTACACCTCCTGGTGATGCTTCTGTTCTCACTTATCAGTGGCAGAAGAAATCTGGCAGACGCTGGATCAACGTTGGTGCTGATCAACCAACCTATGATGTTGCTGTTGTCACTTCAGATGATGCTGGTGACTACAGAGTCAAGATTAATTCCACCAATGGTGCTAAGGAAGTCATTTCCGATACTGCTACCGTAACAGTTACTGTCTGATAAATGTTTATTAATGAATTGACTCCAGAAAATTGGATGATCTTTGCTATTCAAAATTATAATAACCCTCAGTCAGTTACATATACCGACTTTGAAGAAGATCTAAATAGAATCAGATACATTAAAAGATTATTCCGTCGATACGAGACGGAAGGTGAATTAAAAACACACCTAATTCTTAATCATATTATTGTGATGTATAATGTATTTGGTGATGCTGCGACGCCTCTGCTCTTTTATAAGACAGAGGCAACGCATTGGTCTTATTTAAAAGCATTTATGCTTTTTCTAAATAGATTACCCGAAAGTTTAAACGATAACGTCGATCAAGAATGTCTGAAGCAACTGAATCTAATCTAAATGAAATGATGGCAGGAGACGGATCAGGTCTTGCTATGCCACCTGCGTTTGTATTTGTCAACACAAAGAAGCGTAGAACATATAAAGGTAAAGATTCAGTTGATGGGCGCACTAAGGGTGCTAAACAAATGCTCTCTCGCATCAACAAACGTAAGAAAATGAAAGAACAAGTAGAAGAAACAATCATTTCTGAAGCTGTGCCCTCGGAAACAGAGAGAGCACAAAAGCAAATTTCTCAGCAGAAAAAACTCACTCGCCAACAAGGTCTTCAGAAGAAGCGCAAGGAAGCGAAAGAGAAACTGATGAGCAAAACTAAAGAGATGGACACTCTTATGAAGGCACGTCTTTCTGATTTTAAAAAGAAAGCAAGTGATCAGCAGAAAAAAGTCCAGAAGAATTCCTTTGAAATGAACGGTGATACCATGATCCAAGAAAATACTGATGCACTTGAAGTTGCATTGCAAGTTGCAACCCAAGAACTAGATCCACGCGGCGAATCTTCTTTTGCGAAGATTGATTTCTCCAATGGAACTACACAAAATCTTGATAACTTCTCTGCTAAGCGTATCGCTGCTTGTTATGCTCAACTAGATGAACCCAAGCAACAGCAGTTCCGCTATATGCTCAACAAAGATGCTGCTACGTTCCAGTCAGCACTTGACTTCGCAGTGAGAAATGTCTAATGGCGTTCGGTCTAGGTAAATTAGCGGTCCTTGAAAGTAAGCTTGATATCTATGAAGACCTGTCAAAAGAAATGCTCGACAAACTTGAGCGAGCAGTAACGACAATCTCGGACAATAGCAACAAGATTGCTATTGTTCTTGAGCGCCATGAAAATCGTTTAGATGAAGGTGAGCGTGTGAATGATGCTATAATCCAAATGATCAAAGATCATCAGAAGTATGATGATCGTATGTTCAAACAATTGGATGAAAAGATTGAAGAACTGAATAAGAAAACAGATAGGAACACACGGTTTGTTATCGGTGCTACTGCTGTCATCGCTACTATTGTGACAGTGTTACAAGTGGCTCCACCTATGATCAGACTCTTGACACAAACCCCATCCACTGCTAGCATGGTTACAGTGGAACGTTTCGTGAATGAGTTATCTTGACACTAAGTATATTAACTTAGTTTCTCCACAATTAAGTAAGTTCGTAAGAAAAAATGATCGAACGTATAATTTTCGTTGCCCTTATTGTGGAGACTCTAAAAAACATCAGAACAAAGCTCGTGGATACTTTTTCAAAGTTAAGAACGACTTTGTTTTCAAGTGTCACAACTGTGGAGTCGGAAGAACATTCACAAACTTTTTAAAAGATCAAAACAATCTCTTACATGATCAGTATGTCATGGAGAGATATCGTGACGGATTGACTGGTAAAAAGACTCAGACAGCAAATCCTAAATTTAACTTTACAAAACCTGTCTTTAAAAAGAAACAAGGTGTAGATCTTCAAAAAATCTCAGAACTAAATAAAGAACACCCCGCCCGAGACTATCTTGAGCGTAGAAAAATTGAAGACTTAGATAACTTTTACTACTGTCCAAAGTTCAAGGACTGGACGAATAAACAAAAGAAGACGTTCGATAATTTACGTCAAGATAGTGCCAGAATTATCATTCCTTTGAGGGATGTAGATGGTAACATGTTTGGTTACCAGGGTAGATCTCTTGCGCCTAAAGCAAAGATCAGATACATTACAATTATGTTAGATGAAACCAAACCAAAAGTATATGGTTTGGATCGAGTTGACCCTACCAAAGAAGTATATGTCACAGAAGGACCCTTCGACTCCCATTTCCTTGGGAACGCTATTGCTATGTGTGGTAGCGATGTTGACCTCAGCAGTTTTGATTATCGATTCGTATTCGTCTTCGACAACGAACCGCGAAACAGAGAGATCGTTACAAAGATTACTAAATCCATCAAGCAAGGAGATAAGGTAGTCATCTTCCCAAAACATATCAAAGAGAAAGATTTGAATGACATGGTTCTCGCTGGACATGACGTTCAATCTCTGGTAGAATCTAACACTTACAGCGGATTAGAAGCAACACTTAAACTGAACGAATGGAAAAAGGTATGAGCACAATCAACGTAGAGAAGCGCGACGGGTCTATCGAACCTCTCAACCTTGAGAAGATTCACAAGATGGTTGAAGAGGCATGTGAGGGTCTCTCAGGGGTCTCTGCAAGTCAGGTAGAGATGCATTCAAACATCCAGTTTCATGATGGCATTACTACAGAAAATATTCAAGAGATTCTGATTCGTTCTGCATCAGATCTTATTAGTTTGGACCATCCCAACTATCAATTTGTTGCTGCTAGATTGCTTCTGTTTGCTTTGCGAAAGCAAGTGTTTAACAAATCTGTGTGGAAAGATGGTATGCCTAGTGCATATGATGTAGCACTATACAACGTCACCGTAAATAAAGTCTACGACGAAGATTTACTAGATAAGTATAGCGATGAAGATTGGATCAAAGTTAATAGTTGGATTGATCATGATCGTGACTATCTTTTCACTTATGCAGGTCTACGTCAAGTCGTTGACAAGTATCTCGTGCAAGATAGAAGCAGTGGCGAAACATTTGAGACGCCACAATACATGTATCTTTTCATTGCAATGACTCTGTTTGCTGATTATCCAATCAGTCAGCGTTTAGATTACGTTCGTAGATATTACAATGCCATCTCCAAACACAAAATCAACATTCCCACACCTATCATGGCAGGAGTGCGAACTCCACTTCGACAATTTGCTAGCTGTGTCCTTATTGATAGCGATGACACCCTCGATAGTATCTTTACTAGCGATATGGCTATTGGCAAATACGTTGCACAACGTGCGGGAATCGGCATCAACGCAGGCAGAATCCGTGGCGTCAACAGTAAAATCCGAGGGGGAGAAGTGGCGCACACAGGCGTTATCCCTTTCCTCAAAAAGTTTGAAAGCACTGTCAGATGCTGCACTCAGAATGGCATCCGAGGTGGATCAGCGACTGTCCACTTCCCAATCTGGCACCAAGAAATCCAAGACATCATTGTCCTAAAGAATAACAAAGGAACCGAAGACAATCGTGTTCGCAAACTAGATTATTCTATTCAAGTTTCTAAGTTGTTCTATGAAAGATTCATCAAAAACGAACCAATCACCCTCTTCAGTCCGCACGACGTTCCTGGTCTGTATGATGCTTTTGGCACTCCTGAATTTGATGATCTCTATCGCAAGTATGAATCTGATGAATCAATTCCGAAGAGATCTATTGGCGGTCAAGAACTTATTCTCGACCTCTTGAAAGAGAGAGCAGAGACTGGTCGTCTATATATCATGAACATCGACCACTGTAATAGTCACTCTTCTTTCAAAGATAAGGTTAACATGTCTAACCTTTGTCAGGAGATTACTCTTCCCACAGATCCTCTTCAGCACATTGATGGCGAAGGTGAGATTGCACTTTGCATTCTTTCTGCTATCAATGTTGGTAAGTTGAAAAACCTCGATGACATGGAAGAACTGTGTGATCTTGCAGTCCGTGGTCTAGAAGAACTGATTGACTATCAGAATTATCCTGTAAAAGCAGCAGAAGTTAGCACTAAGAACCGTCGCAGTCTTGGTGTTGGTTTCATTGGTCTAGCACACTATCTAGCAAGACAAGGGGAACACTATGATGACCCAAGAGCATGGAGATTCGTCCATGAACTTACTGAATCTTTCCAGTATTATCTACTCAAATCTTCCAACGAAATCGCAAAAGAGAAAGGAGCATGTGGATATTTCCATCGCACCAAGTATGCAGATGGTATCCTCCCAATCGACACTTATAAGCGTGAAGTCGATCAAATCTGTGAGGTAGAGTTACGTCATGATTGGGATTCTCTACGCTCATCTATTCAAGAGTTCGGACTCAGACACTCTACACTGTCCGCACAGATGCCATCGGAGAGCAGTTCCGTTGTGTCAAACGAAACCAATGGAATCGAACCACCTCGCGACTACTTGTCCGTTAAGAAGTCAAAGAAAGGACCTCTTAAGCAGATTGTTCCCCAGTATTCTACGCTGAAGAACAACTATACTTTGTTGTGGGATATGAAATCGAATGAAGGATATATTAATGTTGTTGCTGTAATGCAAAAGTTCTTTGACCAAGCGATTTCTGGTAACTGGAGTTACAATCCAGAAAATTATCCAGATAATAAAGTCCCTGTTTCTGTTATGGCAGGAGACTTTTTAAATACATATAAGTATGGTTGGAAAACTTCATACTATCAGAACACATATGATAGTAAGACTGATGATTTTGAAGAAATTAAAGAAGAAGAGAAGTCTGTGGAAGATATTCTCAATGAAATTTTAAACCAAGAGGAGGAATCTTGTGACAGCTGTGCAATTTAAAGTAGACGGATACGATAAGAAGAAGATCGAAGGTATGACGGTCTTCAATAAGAACCAAGTGGATACTACCAAGCAACATATGTTTTTTGGTGCTCCACTTGGAGTTCAACGTTATGATAACTTCAAGTATCCTGTGTTTGATAAGTTGACACAGCAACAACTTGGATACTTCTGGAGACCTGAGGAGGTTTCTTTGCAGAAAGATCGTGCAGATTATCAGCAACTTCGTCCTGAACAGAAGCATATCTTTACTTCTAACTTGAAGTATCAAATCATGCTTGATTCTGTTCAGGGTCGTGGTCCTGGTATGGCATTCATGCCTTACTGCTCACTGCCTGAACTGGAATCTGCCATGAATATCTGGCAGACCATGGAGATGGTCCACAGTCGCTCCTATACTCACATTATCAAAAACATTTATCCTGATCCTTCAGTAATATTTGATGAAATTATTACTGATGACAAGATTCTTGAGCGAGCAACCAGTGTAACTGCTGCTTATGATGAGTTTCTACAAGCGGCGCAGGAGTGGGGTGCTGGTAATCGCTGGGAACAAGCATTAGAGCAGGTTGATTCTGCACAGTGGGAACTTAAAGATCTAAAACGAAAGCTCTATCGTGCAGTCGCGAACGTCTATATATTAGAGGGGATACGTTTCTACGTATCATTTGCATGTTCGTTTGCTTTTGGCGAGAACAAACTGATGGAAGGCAACGCTAAGATTATTTCTCTCATTGCGAGAGATGAATCTCAGCACATGACTATTACACAGAACATTCTTAACAAATGGAAAGCGGGCGATGACCCTGACATGGTTGAGATTGCACAAGAAGAAGAGAAGAACGTCTATGAGATGTTCAAAAAGTGTGTTGAAGAAGAAGTAATTTGGGCAGACTACTTGTTCCGTGACGGATCAATGATTGGTCTGAATGCTAAACTACTTCAGAAATATGTCGAATGGACTGCGAATCGTCGCATGAAGTCTATTGGATTGAAACCCATCTTTGATGCTCCCCTTAATAACAATCCACTTCCATGGACAGAACACTGGTTGTCGTCCAAAGGACTGCAAGTGGCACCCCAAGAGACAGAAGTAGAATCATATGTCATCGGGGGCATTGCACAAGATGTGGAAGAAAATACTTTCGCTGGTTTTCAATTATGAACACACTACCAGAGTGGAAGAGAAGAGCTCTGGCAGATCCCAATCTGCCAGAGAAACATTGGCATCTACTGAAACTGGGTCCGTCCAGTCTGGCAGAAGCATTTATTCTGGGAGCAATCAAAATAAAGTATACCCTTTCCCAGACCCATGGGAAGGGGACTGGAATGACGCAGTAATTAATTGGGCATTATGGCATAAACATGAAAACACAAAGCGCAAAGGCAAAGGGCAGGAATTTACAGAAGTGGGTGAGGCAGAAACTGATTGAGATGCTCGATGTTCATCCAGAGGACATTGAGTCTCGGTCTATGGGTGCAGGTGGAGAAGACCTCATCATGGCACGAGCAGCAAGAGAGAAGTTTCCACACTCTATTGAGTGTAAGAACGTAGAAAGGTTGAATGTCTGGGACGCATATGAGCAGGCATGTGAGAATGCTGGTGACTACGAACCTATTGTAGTCATGAAAAAGAATAGGAAGAAACCACTGGTTGTTGTGGATGCAGAATATTTTATTAGCATTTTTAATAAATGACGTTTATTAGGATTTTTGATAAATAGTTCTGCCTTGCTCTATACCTATGCTTGGAAATAAATCCAAAGCAAAGGTAGAAGAGAAAGACGACCAGCATGAAGATAAAAGTGAAGTCCTTGGTAATTTGGTGAAAGTAGTAGTTTTAATTTGGTCTGCTTCTCTCCTCACCTTTAGCTACGTTCGCTTACCTAACGGTCAAAAGATTCTTGACTTTGACCCTACCTTCATCGCATCGGTCTTCTCTGGATCGCTAGCTGCTTTTGGATTGTCTCCTGCTAAAGCAGGCGGAGGCGCTGCTACTAAAGCACCAGCAGCAAAGAAAGAACCAGAGGTTGTTTCCGCTATCGAGCCTAAAGATGCAAAAACTAATTAACTTAATCGCACTCCTATCAGGTCTGGTATCCCTATCAGTCGTTGGTGGGGGTGCTTATCTGTATCTGAATAAAGATACCCTAGTAGAAGATGCTAGAGTAAAGGTAACCAAAGCAGTTACCGAAGCAGTGACCGAGGCACTCCCTGGTATGCTGGATGCAGCTATGCCAGAACTACCTGAAGTTACTGGTCCTGCTATGCCTACAACCACAGGTCCTGCTCTACCAATGCCATGAAACTCTGGAAGTCCAATGTAAAACCTACCGAGGAAATGCCAATGGAAACGCCAACAAAGAAAAGATCACCAATAAAGGTGGCGGCGTTGGCATTGGGTGCCGTCATAGGTGTTTCACACATTGGACTTCTGGGTTATGTGTTGAGACCACAAGAGCAAGTGCAGCAAGTTCCCACAATCAACATTCCTCACGGTCCTTATTCATCTTACAAGATCAAAGCTGGTAAGGATGGATATGAGATTGAGTTTCGTGCTGATGATCCTAAAATTTTAGAGTCAGAAAGATCTTCACGTTTGAATCAAGAGAAGAGAGGTTGGTTTGGCGGTGGCACTACCGATCGTAGTGAGTATCGTCGTGATCAATACACCAGAGAAGGCACACGCAACCTAGGGGGCGCTTCAGCAGACGCTGAGGGAAAGTCACTTGCGAAAAGCGAAGAGTGCATCAGGGCGGACGCTGGCGCACGATCACAAGGTGCGATGGCAGGTAGTGCTATAGCTGCTGGCGCTATCGTTCCTGCTGTTGTCGGCATTCCTTACATCGGATGGTTGGCAGGTGGTTGGGCGTTGCTCCTGGGACAGAAAGCAGGATCTGAGATTGGATCTGAAGTAGGACAAGTATTTAATGACTGCTAATGGAAATACCTAACATCACCTCTCCTAACATTAACATCAGGGAGATTGACATTCCACAGGTAGTAACAGCGACAGAAAACTACACATCTATACCACTTGCACCACCTGTAGTGGTAAATATTGGTGTGCCTATCGTTGACGTGCCTGGTTGTGTCGAAGCCCACGAAGCGAAAAACAAATCTAAAACTGTCGGAAGTGATGACCAGAGAGGACTGGTTACGTATTGTGACGCTGGCGTTCCCAATTATAATCCTATTAATTTTGAACCTAACCAGATAGTTCCTACTGCTCCTTCTGGTGTAGATACGAGAAGAAAAGAAAAACCAGAACCACCAGGACAAGTAGAGTTGCCACCAGCAGCACCACCTGCTACTGCCAAGGTAGATTGTCCTACAGCATCACAGCAGGCAAAGGAACCTGTCGGCACATACATTGAGGGGTTTAGAAAGAAAGTTACTGACTATCAGTTAGTTGGCAATCAGTGTGTCCAGATTACAGAGAAGGTGCCACTGCCAGAGCAGATCATTGCAGGACTTCCTGCTCCTGGTATGGTAGTGACAACGGGAGGTATTGCTGTTGTAGCTACAGCATCAGCACTTATGGCAAAACCGCTGGCAGATGTCCTACTAAAGGTCATCAAACCAACGGTCAAGAAAGTTATGAAAAAGATTGCTGCTATCAGGGGGAAGTCTGTCCCTGTGTTGAGCGTAACGGAGCGCCGAGATCTTCAGCGCGAGAGGACAGAGGCGATACGGGCGCTGCGGTCTGCTTTGAAACCGAAGGGATAGCATGGACATGTGGATGCTGGTGTCCTGGTGGATTATTCACTACGACATCAGCACACACTTTGTAGTATGGTGAGCGAGGATGGAATTGAATACCTTGCTTCATCAACTCGCCACAATTCTTTAGTCTAGCGATCTCAAAATCTAATCTCTTATTAGCAGTTGTTTGCTTCATCAGATCGATGTTAGCAGCAGCTGCTTCTTTACATTGGTCCTGTAGTTTCTGATCAAGAGGACGAGACCATGTAGCAGAGAAACCAACACCTAGGTTGTAGTTATCTTTTTGTCCTGTTCTTATGGGAACAGTGTAGAGAACAGACCCAGGATTGTCAGGTGCTCCATCATCATCCATGTCTCTCATGTCATAGACAGGATCATAGTAGTAATCTTCATAGGGTCTGGTAGCAGAAGCACTACCAGTGACATATGGTGTGATGTTTAGAGTTGGTCCCTGACACTGGATCCCAGCCCCATAGGTGTTTGTAATGTAGGGTCCTTGTAAAACTTGGATTGCCTGATTTGTAACAGAGCCTGAAGAATTAGCAACGGGAGCAGCTGTAGCACTAACACCCCCGACTTCAGCGTATGCTTGAATTGGGAAAGCAAGATTGATACCTACTGCGAGAAGATACTTGTAGTATCTGTGATACTTGTTACCTCTGTGGTTCTTTGAATGATTGTTTGATTGCTTAAACCAGGACCTGAATACGTTTCTGTGAACTGAAACGCTGCTCCTGGTGTCGTCTGTGTGAAGTTTGGTCTGCTGTTGATTCCTGTCCATGATGATGTCACGCCGTCTATAGTTACAGTATTAGCACCAGTGCCTGGTTGCAGTGAACCTGATGCTGTAATTCCACTCCCTGTTACTGAATACTGATATCCAGTGTTATAGTCCATTGAATTAATGGTCTCTGTAATTTTTTGTGTGGTCTCTGTGTGGCTGGTCATCGACCCCTGGGTGAAGTTAGGGACTACTGGGACCGCCATTGCTGGTGATCCCAGTAATAATGCCACGAAAAATAATCTCTTCATGATATATAGTCTCAGTCGATAACCGTGATTTCTGTAACGAACTGTCCTGTTGCAGATGAACCAGCACCACCAGCAGTCAGCGTGATAGCATGAGTTCTATCAATCGTGCCTGCGAGTGTGCCAGCAGAACCAGCAGCATAAGAGGTAAGGTTACCGAAGTTAGGAACATCACCTGTGCTAACAGCAGATGCAGGAACACTATCTGCTGCGTTGTATGTTTCACTCAACGACCAATCTTGTCCAGATGTGGTGACAGTATATGTGCCAGCACCAGTGGAAACACCACCCATCGTGCCTGCTGTGATGTTAGAACCAGAGGCAGAATAACTACCACCGATTCTTACAGCAGTAGAGCGAGCAGCATCAACAGTCAGTTGAACGCTAGATGCATGTTTAGTAACAAGTCCGCCAGCATTTGCTGCACTTGCGGTCATCAGTAACATTCCAAAAAGCAATGCTGCTTTTTTCATAAATTGAGATTAAAACACTACTTATATTTATTCTACGAGCGTCCCATGTGCTCTACGGATCTCCCTAAGTTCTTCGAAGTCCTTTTGCTTAGTGCCACCATCGTATGCCCAAGCGTATCCTTCTTCGATCATTTGTTCGTTGAGGGAGAGTTCTGAGTCTCCAATGTAAAGCCATCCCAGGAGTCTACCGTATTTACCAACACCCCCAACAAGCTCAGTCCTAATAACGAGGTCATCATCACCATTGATAGCACCATCGAGCTTGTCTTTGAGCCAGTTGGTTGCGTCGTAGCCAAGAGCTTTCTCTTCGTCGTCCTTAGTTCGTTTCTCTGGCGTATCGACTCCTGCAACGCGGACTCTCTCTTTCTTATAAAGATCAAAACCCAGGTCAATAGTGACATCAATTGTATCTCCGTCAAGAACTCTGTTTATCTCGATCACTCGAAAGTTGTAGCAGCTTTTCCTGCTTGGGGGTGTCATTGCTCCCATTTTCCAATTCCTTATATGACAGTCTTAATATATAGACCACATAATACAGCACGCCAAAAAGGAGCATCACCAAACTAATGATGACACTCCACACAGGGTCATTAACATCAGTCAGTGGACGCAAGAATAAGTTCATGGGTTCTTTGGATCAATTCCTAAACTAATTAGGTAATCAATCCACCAGTCTGGATCTCTTTTCATTTTCCAGTCAGGAACTTCCAGTCCTCGTTCTGAATAATATTCAAATAGAGCATCATTGATAGTCTGTGCGATCTCCAAATTCTTCTTCCTCCTCATCAACGTCTGCATATGGATTCTCCACGAAGGGTCCTCGCTTTCGTAAAGGTTCTTTTCTGACATAATCCGTCTCAGCATTAACAGCATCCGCCCACACAGCAAGTTTCATCACAATAAAAATAAGTGCTAGTGGTGTAAAACAACCGATTAAGATAATTGGATTCATTTGTGGCTCCTATGGAAAGGTTCCCAGTGCTCCCAGTGGTATTTATGAACTGCCCACATGCCCAGAATAGGCACAAAAATCAATACATAACATAGAATTCCCAATACAATCTGGTTGTTTAGTGCTGCTGCTGCGAAGTGTCCCATTACTAATCCGTTAAAATAGAAACTACAAATAAAAATACGCCAAACATACACATGAAAATAAGAATGCCTATTTGGACTTCCATATCTGTCTGAAATAACGATCAACGTGATTTAAACAATCTAGTGGTGCTATCTCTTCTCCTAGTGCCCACTCAAAACAGAGGTCTGCCATATCTTGAGTTACATTAGGAACTCCATACATTCTAGAGAAAGATGACAGAGCAAAATGATACCGCCTCTTAGTGGGCGGTTCCATTTCCC